CCGTGCCTACCGAATCAAGCCGGAACCAAAGCGCGAGACGGTGAAGCGAGGCCTGCACGGCGCAAAATTTATGGGGCATGTCGCTATTGATATGATAGACGATGTGCCTCAATGGGACACAATGCGCCCTTGGGACGACAGCATGGATGAGGGTTTGCAACTTAACTTATAACTTTGCAACTTTGCACTTTTATAATCTGCGTTACGTGATACTAAAGAACTGTGGATAGGGTAGCCCCCGAAAAGCTGGACTTTCCCCCCGGCCTGCCACGGTTTCACAAGGGGAGCGCGAAAGGAAAACGCGATGAGTTTACAAGAATACCGCGACTTCATAGCAGGCAAGGCGACGATCCATCAAAAGCATGGAATGGTGCCGATGGATATGAATGGCGCAATGAAATTGCACCAAACCAAGGCAGTCGAGTTTGCCCTAGACGCTGGCAAGGCTGCACACTTCCTTGATACTGGTCTGGGCAAGTCGTTCTGTGAATTGGAATGGGCAAGGCAAGTAAGCGAGGAAACTGGCAAGCCTGTTTTGATCCTGACCCCGTTAGCTGTTGCTGGACAGATGATCCGCGAAGGCCGTAAGTTTGGCATTGACGCGCGCCAAATTCGTGAGCCGGAAGAAGTCGGCGCAGGCATCATGGTGGCAAACTATGAGCGGCTCCCTAAGTTGGACGCCTCTGTTTTTGGCGGCATTGTTCTGGACGAAAGCAGCATATTGAAATCCTTTGCAGGCCGCACTCGCAACATGCTTATGGATGTTTTCAAAGATGTGCATTTCAAGCTGGCAGCTACAGCAACGCCAAGCCCAAACGATCACACGGAGTTGGGCAATCATGCGGAGTTTCTGGGCGTCATGCGACAGCAGGAAATGCTGTCTAAGTGGTTTATCAACGATACCAGCACGGCAAGCCAAGACTGGCGTTTGAAAGGTCACGCTGCCGAGGACTTCTGGTCATGGGTTGCAAGCTGGAGCCGTTGCGCAACATTGCCAAGCGACCTTGGAGGCGATGATACTGGATACGTGTTGCCGGAGATTGATCGTAAGCTGCACCAAGTGCAGGCTGATCGGAGCGTAGATGCTGAACAAGACATGCTGTTTCGTATTCCCGAATTGAGCGCGACTAGCTTTCATAAGGAAAAGCGGCTGACATTGCATGCGAGGTGTGAGCGCGCCGCAGAACTGGCCAGCCACGACAAGTCTGTGACTGTATGGTGCGAGACAAACGAAGAAAGCACACTTCTCACAAGCATGATTGACGGGGCCATAGAGGTCAGAGGCGACCAAAAGCCGGAAGAAAAAGAGCGCCGCTTGCTTGGTTTTGCAGACGGTGAATACCGCGCAATCGTAACCAAGCCAAAGTTGGCAGGTTTTGGCGTCAACTGGCAGCACTGTGCGCACGCTGTTTTTGCTTCGATCAGCTTTTCATATGAGCAGCACTATCAGGCTGTGCGTAGGTCTCATCGTTTTGGTCAAACGGAGCAGGTTCGCAATGACATTGTGATTGCAGATACTGAGGCCGCAATATGGCGGGCCGTTCATGGAAAGGCTGAAAAGCACGAGGAAATGAAGCGGCGCATGAGTTCCGCAATGAAGCGCGCGCAGTCAGACACAAAGATAAACGTAAAATACGAACGGGCGCTGGACTTGGCGTTTCCAGAGTGGATTAAAGGGGAAGTAGCATGACAAAGAAACAACCAGAGTACCAAGGCGACGGATGGGCGCTGCACAATTCAGACTGCATCGAGGGCATGCATGCCATGCCAGAAAACAGCGTAGACTGCGCGATATTCTCGCCGCCATTTGGTGACTTGTTCGTCTACTCAGACAGCGAGCGCGACCTCGGGAACGCTGGCACTGGTCAGAAATTCATTAATCAGTATAAGTTTTTTGCAGAAGCGTTGACGCGGGTTCTTCGTCCAGGTCGCATCGCTTGCGTTCATTGCACAGACCTACCAATGCGTAAGGGCAGGGATGGGGCCATAGGGCTGCAAGACTTTTCAGGCGATCTTGTGCGGGCGCATACGGCGGCTGGTTTGGTGTATCATGGCAGGGCAACAATCTGGAAAGATCCGGTTGTCGAAATGCAGCGGACCAAGGCTCTTGGATTGCTCTACAAGCAGATCCGCAAGGACAGCGCCATGAACCGCGTCGGCATGCCGGACTACATGCTGTTCTTCCGCAAGGATGCTGTAAACGAACGGCCCATTGAGCACGCGGCACCGCAGACAAAAGAAGCGGTAAAGATTGCTCGCGAGTGGCTTGAACAACTGACGCGCGAAGGGCTATGCGCAGGAACGCCACCTGACGACGTTCTTGCCGAATTGGTTAAAGACGCAGAGTTCGATGTGATGGAATGGCAGCGACTTGCGTCGCCTGTCTGGATGGATATTCAGCAAGGCAACGTTCTGCGCAGTTTTCGAAAGGCTAAGGGCGCTAACGATGAAAAGCACGTATGCCCATTGCAGCTTGACGTTATCCGCAGATGCTTGCGCCTGTACTCTCGCCCCGGCGATGTTGTCATGGACCCTTTCAATGGGATCGGCAGCACGGGGTATGAGGCACTAAAGGCACGCCGAAAATACATCGGATTTGAGTTGAAGCGTGAGTACGCAGAACAGGCAAACCTTAACTTGCAAGACGCTTCACAAAGTGGCGCTGATCTGTTTGCAGCGCAGTAACAGAACAATTGGCTAAATCATAAATGGCATATAGCAATTTTTGCACGGGTGTCGGAACCAGCCTAAAGTGATTTAGCTTATTGCCCCAGATGCGGATACCCAAGACACGAAGCATCTGGGGATTTTTTGGAGAACACTAATGACCCACCACGCACCAATCGTCGCCACCTACAAAGGCAAGGGCTACACAGAGCGCCAGTACGCCGCCGCAATGCAACTGATGTGCTACGCGGAAGGCCATATACGCCGCACGCGCGGGCCAATCACCCCGCCGCCCGGTAAGGTAATGCCTGACGACATAAGCCCCGCCATCCTCGACGTGCTATCCGGCGAAATGACAGCAGCCGAAATCGCACGCGCCGCTAGTGAGAAGCTGGGCCGCAACGTATGGCCGCAAGGCGTTCGGGATCGGCTGGAAGGCAAGCTGAGGCCGCTTGTAGAAAAGCGGTCCCGTCACTCACGCGGGGCGCTGTGGCGGCTCAAGGGCGTAAAGGTGGGTGGGCTATGATGACGTGGAAAGAGCACCTTGCGCACCAATCTGCGGAGAAAAAGCGTTTGCGCGATGAATGGGTAAACCAAGCTGCGGCCCTAAAAATGGGCGTAACTCCTGCCGCGCGCCATCTGGGAATAAAGCCGCAAAAACTACAAAACGAATTTAGCGCACGCGGCATAAAAACAAAACCATCGGCCCGCACTTTTGTCGTGGCCCCCATCAAGGTTCCAAAAGCGTCAACAGCACGACAGCGCAAAATCGCGGCAATGGTGGCAAAAAGTTATCCGAAGCACGTAGCAGAGCAAAAAGCGGGGATGATGGGATGACCAACAGAAAGAAGGCGCTGCAAGAGTTGCTGGCGAAGGTTGAGGATGGATCTTGGGATTGCAAATTCCCGCAATCTGGATTGAGTGGCCTTCGCAGCGCAAAAAGATACAGGAACGCCGCAAAAGCCTACAATGGCTCACTAGACGCAGCAAAGGCTCTGCACGATGCGGTGCTGCCGGATTATGAATGGACATTCTATTACGATGGGGAGTGTTCCGTACAGGAACGAAAAGGCAGAGGTATTTATTTTACGTCTATTGATAAAAACCCCGCCCGCGCGTGGCTAATAGCAATCCTTCGCGCACACATAGCGATGGATGACGAGGGATGAGCAACATTCACAGCATCACAAGCCACATAGGCAAGACAGAGGCGGGACTATGCGCTGACGTGGTGCAATTCCTAGAAACTTGGCTAGAGAAGGCCAAGGCAGGCGAAATCATCGCGGCAACCGTCATAGCCGAGACAATAGACGGAAGGCCCATGACAGGCTACACTGCATCCGCGCCTTCGTTTCAGACCATCGGCGTTCTGGAGGTTGTGAAGATCGAAATGCTGGACGCAATGGCGGAGGATACGGTATGAGCAGCAAGGCAGCAGCACGGCGCAAAAAGAAGGCCGCACAGGGGCAGCAATCACCGCAGGCGGCAACGACGCCAGAGACAGCACCCACGGCAACCAGTGCGCGGGAAACCACGCGCCCCACGCCGGAACGCATGGCGATCGGCAAGTGGATCAAACCGCAAGGAGCCGACAAGCGGTCACAGCCAATGGTGGACACCGCGAACGACATGATCGGCAGGCTATACCAGCAGGGCCAGCTAACGGCATCACAGGAGCAAAGCGCGCGTACATTCCATGAGTTGTGGGCGGCGTATCGGTCAGAGCTTGGGGTGTCGGAGTATCGCTCATGCCTCGCCGGTGGCGTAGGGGCGCATGACGAAAGCGACGGCAGGCCCGAAGTGTACGCCGCATGGTATGGCCTATGCGACAAGATCGGGCGCGTATCCGTGGCGGCAATCAAGATGCACGTTGAGCGCGGGGCCGACGAAAAGCCCATCAACTTGCCCGCGTTAAAATCGGCGCTGGATCGGGTGGCAGAATAAAAATTCGGTTGACGCGCATGCGTAAGTATGCAATTTTGAGACCAATATAATTCCGTCTTGTAGAAATGCAGGGCGGTTTTTGCTTTTCAGCCTCTCCACACGGCGAACCCCCACAGCCGATATTGCTATCAATGGGCGCAAGTCTCAACGCGGTGGCTGGGTTCATTCTTTGCCGCAAATTGGTGGCGTGGGGAATTTTACAAGGATCAGATCATGGCGGGGTTGAACGCAAAGCAATATCGCTTCGTCGAGGAATACTTGATTGACCTGAACGCCACGCAAGCGGCGACCAGAGCGGGATACAGCGGAAAGACGGCCTACTCCATGGGCCAGCGCCTGTTGAAGAATGTTGAAATTCAAAAAATGATTGAAGTTGCTAAGGCAAAGCGCTCCGAGCGCACAGAAATCACGCAAGACATGGTGCTTCGTGAGTTTGCTAAAATTGGCTTTGCAGACATTCGCAAGGCTGTCGCATGGGGTTCGGCCCCAGAACCTAGCATGAACCCAGACGATGATCGGGTTTACCCCGTTGAACTTATCGCCAGTGAGTTGATGGACGCTGACACAGCGGCAGCAATATCCGAGGTTTCGCTTACCGCACAGGGCGTCAAGATCAAGATGTATGACAAGAAAGGCGCTCTGGACAGCATCGCCAAGCATCTTGGCATGTTTACTGATGTTGTAGATCACAAGAGTTCTGACGGCAGCATGACACCCGCCCCAACCGTAAGCCTCGCCAATCTATCGGAGGCGGACCTTGATCAACTTGAGCGCCTTACCGACAAAGCGAGAGATACAGGCGGAGCGGGCACGGCGTAGCACACTAGGTTTTTCCAAGTTCTTCTTTCCGATACGCGAGGGCATGGAGTTTATCGAAGGGCCACACCACGCGGTTATCGGGCAAACACTGGACAAGGTTCTTGCAGGAGAAATCACGCGGCTGATTATCACGCTGCCACCCGGCTACACCAAGACCGAGGCTGCGGTGGTGAATTTCATTGCGCGCGGGTTTGCGATCAATCCGGCGGCACGGTTTATCCATGCCACATTCTCCGATGATCTGGCGCGGGAAAACAGCGACAAGATAAAAAGCCTCATTGAGCTGCCGGAGTTCGCGCAACTGCAAGATGTCACGATTGACAGGGACAGCAGCGCCAAGGACCGCTGGAAAACAAACCAAGGCGGCGGAATGCTGGCCAAGGCAGCTGGCGGGCCTATCACGGGCTTTCGTGCTGGCGATATGGATAAGACGCGGTTTTCCGGCGCTCTTGTGATAGACGATCCGCTAAAGCCTGATGATGCGTTTAGCCCAACAAAGCGGGCGGCGGTAAACAAGCGTGCAACAAACACGTTTCGCAGCCGACTGGCACACGAAGCCGTACCGATTGTGGTGATTATGCAGCGACTTCACGGCGATGACTTCGTGGGGCATTTGTTGCGTGGGGGCATGGGTGAGGTATTTGACCATTTGGACCTGCCCGTCTTGATCGACAGCACGGCGGAATATCCGAAGGAATGGACGCACGGACGCCCGATTGCGCACGACTTGCCCGATGGCCCGCTATGGGAAGAAAAGCACAACCTAGAGCAGATCGAGGTGCTAAAGGCAGACGCCTACACCTTCGCCAGCCAATACATGCAGCGGCCTGTGTCTATCGAGGGCGCGCTGTTCGATATGAGCGGCGTGCGCTGGTACAACGAAGGCGAAATGCCGGAGGTTGATTACTACCGCATGTACGCAGACACCGCCCAAAAAACGGGCGAGCGAAACGACTATTCGGTCATCGAGCTTTGGGCAAAATTCAAGAGTGGCGGGGCGGGTCTGGTTGATCTGGTGCGCGGCAAGTGGGAAGCGCCTGAATTAGAAACCACGGCTGTGTCATTCTGGGCAAAGCATCGCGGCAAGAACGTGCGTGGCCTTTGGGTTGAGGATAAGGTTAGCGGCACTGGCCTTATTCAGTCACTAAAGCGCCAAGGCATCCCCGTTCAGGGCATCCCGCGTAACATCAAAGACAAGTACACACGCGGCCTAGACGCAGCGCCATGGATTGCCACAGGGCAGGTATGGCTGCCAGCGCAGGCGGCTTTCACTGAATCGCTACGGTACGAAATGCAGACATTTGATGGCTTGGGAACGGGCTTTGATGACCAGATTGACCCACTTATGGACGCTATTGCGGATATGCTGGGCGGTTACTCGAATAGCTGGGAAGGGACACTCTGATGCAAATACCCTTCATGGACGGCCTGCGGAACATCGTCGCAAATTTAGGCACCGGACGCGACAAGGCCAGCCACTCAGTCTATGTTGATCCGGTCATTGATGACGCGCAGCTTTCCATGATGTACCGTGGTAGCGCGATTGCCCGCAAGATTGTGGACATGCCTGCTCAGGACAGTTTCCGCGAGTGGCGGGAATGGCAGGCAGACGCCTCGCAGATCAGCGCGCTGGAAGCCGAGGAGAGGCGGCTGGGGTTGCAAGGCAAGCTGGTACAGGCAAAGACACGGGCGCGGCTTTTTGGCGGTGCGGTGGTCTACATTGGCACCGACGACACAGACGCGGCTAAGCCGCTAATTGCCGACCGCATCCGGCGGGGCGGCATTAAGTATCTTACGGTTATCAGCCGAAACCGCATCAGCGCCGGGCCAATTCAGAACGATCCGCGTCTGGATGGCTATGGCAACCCGTCGCATTACTCGATCAATGGCGAGGTGATCCACCCTAGCCGCGTGGCGGTGTTCAAAGGCGAGGAATTGCCCGACGATCTATACGCGGGCGCAAACATTGGGTGGGGCGATAGCAGCCTGACATCGTGCTTGTCCGACATCCGCAACCTCGATGCAACAATCGCCAACGTGGCTTCATTGGTGTTCGAGGCGAAGATTGACGTTATGGGCATAGATGGGTTCAACGAGGGATTGAAGAACGGCGGCGCTGATTACGAAAAGATGGTTCTAGCGCGCGGCATGTTGCTGGCCATGACCAAGGGCAACAACGGCATGTTGTTGACAGACGTGAAAGACACCTACCAGCAAAAGAGCGCCAGCTTCGCAACATTGCCGGATATTATTGACCGCTTCATGCAGATGACCAGCGCGGCATCGGGCATCCCCATGACACTGCTTTTCGGCACATCGCCAAGCGGGCTAAACGGTTCCGGAGATGTGAATATCCGTGGTTATTATGACCGCGTGAAGGTTATTCAGACGCTCGAAAACCAGCCCGAAATGGCGTTGCTCGACGAATGCCTGATACGTTCGGCATTGGGCAACCGTCCGGCGGATATCTACTATAATTGGCGCCCATTGTGGCAACCGACCACGGCGGAAAAGGCCACGACAGGCAAGACGATCGCAGAGACGTTCATGATCGCATCGCAGATCGGGGATATTCCAGAGGAGGCGCTGGCTAATTCGCTGGTCAATGCGCTGACCGAAAGTGGCATCGCGCCGGGGCTTGAGGCTGATTACGCAGATTATTTCAACGCGCAGGGGAATGATGACAATCTGCCGGATGATGATGAAACCGCGCCCGTAATTGCAGACGCGCGTCCTCAGACGCTCTACGTTTCGCGTAAGCTCCTGAACGGCGCGGACGTGATCCGGTGGGCAAAAGCGCAGGGTTTCAAATCCACGCTGCCAGCCGACGATATGCACGTCACAATCGCATTTAGCCGCGCGCCCGTTGATTGGATGGAATGCGGCACCAGCTATCAGTCACGTCTTGATGTTGCATCGGGCGGGCCGCGCCAGATGGATCAGTTCGGGGAGGCCCGTGTTCTTCTGTTCACCGATGGCGATCTGAAATGGCGTCACGAAGAAATCAAAGGTGCAGGCGCAACGTGGGATCATCCTGAATATCAGCCACATGTCATGATCAGCTACGATCCAGACGCGCCCGACATTGCAGATATTGAGCCATACCAAGGGCCGCTTATTTTCGGGCCGGAGATATTCTCCGTTGTCAAAGAAAATTGGCAGGAGGGGATCAAAGAAACATGATCACCCACAACTTCACAGACGCCATGCCCGTGACCGGCAAGATCCGGACCACAGACGACGGTGCAGTGGTCACGGCCCGAGTGGCGCGCGCTGGCAACATACAGACATACCTTGGCAGCGAAATGGGCTTTGTTGACCGCGAGACGATCCGCGTCTACCGCCCCGAGGCCGAGGTGTTTTCAGCAGACGCGATCAACAGCTATGCCCGCAAGCCGATTACGATCAATCACCCAGCAGGCGGGGTCACTGCCGATAGCTGGCGTGACCTGGCCGTGGGTGAAATTGACCCGGTAGGCATCATGCGCGATGGCGAGTTCGTCACTGTGCCGCTGATCTTTCGAGACGCTGCGGCAATCGCGCTGATCCAATCCGCAGACGGCCCGAAGGAGTTGTCCATGGGCTACGCGGCACAGATCGAAATGCAGGACGGGGTGACGCCGGAGGGCGAAGCCTACGACGCTGTAATGTCAGAATTCCGCATGAACCATGTGGCTGTCGTTCCGCTCGCACGCGGCGGCAACGAATTGCGCATCGGAGACGGTGCAAATGCGAAGTGGGGCGCTTCCCCATATTACCGAAAGGACGCGATCATGGCAAATGACGCCAACACGCGCACGGTTCTGATTGACGGCCTTTCCGTTGTCACAACCGACGCTGGTGCGCAGGCACTCGAAAAACTCCAAGGGCAAATTGCAGACGCAGCCAAGGCCGCAACGGCCAAGGACGCGGCTCACGCTGCTGAAATCTCCGCCAAGGATGCGGAAATCGCCAAGGCAGACGCAGCCAAAGACGCAGCGGAGGCCAAAGTGCTTTCCGACGCTGATCTGGACAAGCGCGTAGCAGACCGTGCCGCGCTGATCACCACGGCCAAGGCAATCGCCGCTGACGTGAAAACCGATGGCATGCCCGATGCGGAGATCCGCAAGGCCGTTGTGGTTGCCAAGCTGGGCGATGCGATGGCTGCGAAAGACGCGGCCTATATCGACGTGCGCTTTGACATCCTGTCAGAGGACGCAGGCAAGGGCGACAAGGTTGCAGATGCGATCAAGAACGCCCCCGCCATCACCGACCTGAACGCAGCCTATGCCGCGCGCAACGCTTCGTTGCAGGACGCATGGAAATCCCCCGCGAAAAAGGAGGCATAAATCATGCCAGTTCAAGACTTCATTGGCACATATGATGCCCAAATGCCTGCCGGTTATGCTGGTATGGTAGCAGAGAGCCAAATCGTGCGCGATGTGGCATCCAAGACAGTCGAAACTGCCGTTGTTGCCTTCGGCCTTGCCGTAGGTGTCGGCGCGACTGACAACTCCGTAAAGCTAGGCGGCGGTGGATACATCGGCGTCACGGTCGCAGACAAAACCCGTGAGGCGGATGAATACGCCGTTGGTGAAGTGGCTGGCGTTATGCGCAAAGGCACGATCTGGGTAATTGCTGACGGCGCTGTAACAGACGGATCTGTTGTCACCTACACCGAAGCTACCGGCGCAATCGGCGCAAAATCCGTGGCGTCCGGTATCGTTGCAATCCCCGGCGCGAAATTCGAGACAACCGCCGCTGACGGCGCGCTCGTTCGCGTTTATCTGGGCTAAGGAGGCCTATTACCATGCCAACACAAATCATGGACATGCAGGCCGCTCTTGGCTTTGTCGTGTCACAGCGTTCGCACATCGAAACCGAAGTGCTGCGCAAGCCGTATCCTGAGATCAAGTATCCCCGGATGATCCCAATCGACACCAGCGCAAACCCGTTTGCCGCATCTGTCACGCATTTTTCGCAGGACAGCGTAGGCAAGGCGAAGTTCGTCAACGGCAAGGGCGATGACATCCCGCTGGTCAACATGCTTCGTCAGAAGTTTGAGCAGGGCGTCAACATGGCAGGTATCGGCTATTCGTTCTCCCTTGAAGAGATCGGTGCCGCGCAACAGCTTGGGCAGGCGCTGCAAAGCGACGGCGCAGACGCCGCGCGTATGGCCTATGAGCAACTTGTCGATGAGGTTGCATTCGTCGGTGATACCCAACTGGGTATTGAAGGCCTGTACAACATGACGGGCATCACGTCCGCCGCCGCCGGTGCGACGTTCGCCGCTTCGACGCCTGACGAAATCCTGGGCATCATCAACGCGGCGCTGACAGGGATCGAAACCAGCACCAAGGGCATTGAAGTCGCCAACACCATCGTTCTGCCGCTCAAAGTGGCCGGTACAATGGAGCGGCGCTTGGGCGATACGGGCGATACCGTTCTGGACTTCGTGGCGCGGGCTAACCGCTATTCACGCCAGAGCGGCCAGACGCTTAATGTCGAGTTCGATTATCGCCTCGATGCGCTCGACAAGATGCTGGTCTATCGCCGCGATCCTTCAGTGTTGAAAATGCACGTTCCAATGCCTTTGCAGTTCATTGCCCCGCAGGCCGTGAACCTCGAAGTTAAAGTGCTGGGAATGTTCCGCTTCGCACCAGTCAACATCCGCCGTCCTGGCGCAGTGCGCTATATCACGGGCGTGTCGGCATAATGGTTGATTACGTCAACAAGTCGGGCGGGGCGCTGATCCTGCCCGATGGCACCGAGATCAAGGCAGGCAATAGCACCGACATTTCGGCAGACTTGGCGAAGAACGTGGCGATTAAGCAATGGATTGCGGGCGGTTTTCTGGTCGCACCAAAGGCCAAGCCCGAAGCCAGGGACAAGTGATTTTAGAAGCGGGGCGGCATGATCGCCCCGTCACTGAACGCACTGGAGACACCCCATGACAGCAACCACAACCGGATGGGTAGCCTACGCAAACGCCGCTGGCGATGTGGTTGCCAATGACGCGCAATCCGCCGCTGCATTGGTGCGCGCGGGCCGGTATATCCAGCGCGAGTTTCTGGACAGCCGCGAATACTCGGGCATCCCTGAAACCATCGCAGATGAGGCCACATACGAGGCCGCAATTCTAGAATTGGAAGCGCCGGGCTTCTGGACGCGGACTTTCACGCCCGACCAGCAGAAGGTGCTTACCAAGGCGGACACGCTCCAATGGACCGTGATCGGCAATGCCAGTGGAGCGATGGGCGCAACGCCTGTCAGCACCGCCATTGACGCGATGATGCGGCCATATCGGGCTTATGTGTTTGGGGCCTATACGGTATGAGCGCCGGAGACGACATAGCCGCCGAGATCCGCGCCGCCTATATCGAGGTGGGCAACGCGACCGGCGACGGTCCGCTCTACTGCACGATACGCAGGGCAATGCCGCGCACCGACCCTGACGATCCCGTGACGCCCCCGCAGTATATCGAGGTTGTTGCATATCAGGGCAAGCGCCATATCCGCGATGCTGCCGGAACGCTGATCGGCGTCACGATGACCACGCTGAAAATCGGCGGCGGTGTTGTGGAGCCTCTGAAATCGGACTACGTTGCAATCGGAACGCAAGCCGATGATGTGACAAGCCAGACGCGGTTTGAGCAGGTCTCGGACGTTGAACCACTGGCACCGGCTGGCGTGGCGTTGATGTATACCATCGTTCTTGCGGATTAACCCGCCCACACAGGTCGAAATAGCCGCGCTGGCGCACTTCTCGCACAGGTGTTTGGTCCAGTCGCACATAGACGCCGGACGCACCGCAGAGGCGCACTGGGCAATGCACATGATTGCGCCGGAAGTGTTTGCGGCGTATGATCGGCAGATAGAAGCGGCGTTCATGCTGGGCTATGTGATGGCCTTGGCCGCAAAAGACTGACACCCCCAGCAATTCAACGAAACGCCGCATCCGTGCGGCCTAAGCGCGTGGAAGGAAACACCATGCTCATTAACGCAATCGAGGGCGCAACGCGGAGAATTGGCAAGTCGCAAGGATACCTTGGCCTGCCGTTGAAGGATCACACCATCGAAGGAAGTCCCGCCATGACAACATCATGGCAACCGACGCCCG